TCATCTTGGATGATTGCCATTATCGGAGACCTCGTTCCTTTTGACTTTCCGTAGCTCTATCAAGAGCGCTGCTCACCTTGAACATTACATCTCCAAGGAGCCCCTCAGGAATTATCTTCATCGACTGGAGCTTCAGCTTCGACATGGCGGAAGCAATCCGCTCAGGTCTCGTGTAATCCACTCCCTCTTGCACATATCCAGATCCCAGCACCTGAGGAGAAACTCCAACCCCGCGGAGATTGTTCAAATCATTGGATACAGCGCGAGCGTTTCCGTAGATCTGAGCAACCTCTTTCGCAGTCTGATTGATATCAGCGCCGCCTTCAGCCAGAAGTTTCAACACGATCTTTCCATCACGAATATCCTCGCCTGCAACTCCCATAGCTTGCAGCTTCTTCACAGTTGCCAGCTCAGCAAGGGCGGGATTGTTTGCTACAATCACTGAGAGTGGCGGAGCGATGAATGGATTCGTGCCATCCTTCGCCTTGATATTTCTTGCTTTCTCTGAGAGCCAGCCATTTACTGCAGAATCAAAGATTCCAGATGCGGGGATCTTCTTTCCAGAGCCATCTGTGACCATCTCCAGCATGAGCTGCCCATCAGGGCGAAGTCCGCGAGCCGTCATTGCTGTAGGCCCAAGAGCTGCCCACTCGCCTTTCATATCAGACACCCATTTCAGAGACTTAGGCAGCTCGCCTACTTGCTCAGCCACATTCAGCGCGGCAGATGGAGACTGAGAATCAAACGTGATCTGCTTCGGGAACTTCCCACCATTCTTCATTACCTGCACGCCGGCATTATACGCAGCACCTTGAAGTGTTGGATTCCCGGCAAGCGCCGCCTTCAGTTGCTCAACTGGAATGGCGCGGATATTGGCTGCTTGTTCAGGAGACGAGAGCGCAATGTATCCAGTGCGCAGAAGTTCGTAATAACTCTTCTCTTGATTCTTATCTGCCTGAGATGCAGCAAAGTGAGCGCGTTGCATCGCCATTGATTCAGCATGATTCCTTTGCTGAGTCTCATATTGCAACTGTTGCCAAGCCTGCGCATTGCCATCTTTGCCAACTTGGTACAGATCTCTTGCAGCAGCAAGCCCATCTCGCGCAGCCTCATGATCTAGCTGAGCTACCTTGAATGAGGTATCTGCCTGAACTTGCTTAATCTGCGCATCGAACTTCTTGCCGGCATCAAGCTGATTCAGTTTATCTACAGTCTGGAATCCATTCTGCGCAACTGAGTCAAGAGTGCTATATGCTGTGGTGGCGTCAGCAAATCTCTGTTTCGCCGCGGATGCCTCACTTGCAACATACGGCTTGCGGAATTGATCCACGAACCAGCCGAGGGGATTGTCAGAGAAATTGGACGCCGCGATTCCAGTCAGTTCCGCGTTCGCTGCAAGCATCTGATCTTGCGCGACTGCAATCTCCTTGGCAAGGCGCACACGATTCTCATCTGCAGGAGTCACTCGCAACTGAGATGCAACTTCCTGATATCCTTGTTGCCTTGCAACTCCCGCATCTCTCTCAGCACCTGCAAGAGAGATTCCAGCAGCTTCGGCTACGCGGAGAGAGTCTTTCTGAGCTGCGGTAGCAGCGGCGTTTGCATCAGCAGTAGCAGAAACAGCCCCCACGAAGGAGGCCTCATTCTGCGAGTTTGCTGCCCTGATCTTATCAGTGACTGAGGCCATTAGATCGGTACTCCTTTCACTCTCCGCGGCTTGTATCCAAACGTGGAGAGCAGTTGATCGAATTTATCTACGCCGAGAGTTGCAACTACGTCAGCAGGGATTACGTATTCCCCACCATCGAGCGCAACTAGGGAGTCATCTACGCCGGGTTTGGAATCTCCAGATACGCGACCTCCACGAGCAGCAGTTGCAGTTCCCCCGCCGCCTCCGTCACCATCGCCGCCGGGAGCAGCAGGCCCGAACCCGCCGACAGCCCCGAAGTATCCGAATCCGCCCCCATCGCCACCGCTGCCATTCCCGCCGCCATCTCCGGAGTCTGCCTGAGCGTCATTTTGCACAGCTTGTTCTGCCTGAGCTTCCTGCTGCATGATTGCAACCGGGGCAAGCACTGCATCAGGATTCATAACTTCAGCATCTTGCACAGGCTCTCCTACATTCGGAGCCCCTCGCTTTGCCTTACCAATTCCCTGCATCATCGCTAAGTAATTAGCCTCTGTGCCATCCACAGTATCCTTGCCAATTCCAAGCGCCGCCCCTATTAAATTGCCTTGCACAACTTTGGCGATTGCTTTGGCAGCCATCAGTGCAACTTGAGTTGGCGTCAGAGTCATATACCCCGGGTTGCCGAATCCATCTCCCTCATTCGGAGCTGTGTAACTTGGATTAGCGGGCGCGCCAAGATGCCCGATTCCCGGCTCATATCCATTTGAGATTGTAGGAGTGACGCGAAGAGTTCTTGGGGTCACATCTCTTGGCATCTTGCCAGCATCTACAACCATCCCGCCTCGCGCAGCAAACATAGATGTGCCAACATCCGAAGCTGCCGAACCTCCCCAATCAACCGCAGCATCTTCAACCATGCTGGAGCCGAGACTTCCCCAAGTGCTGAATGCCTCAGAGTACAGAGGTGCAGAGTAATCGATTGCATCTGCTGCGTAATCTGCGCCAGAGGTGCCAAGAGTTCCGAAGGAATCAAATGCAGAGATCTGATCTGCTGACGGGCCAACAAGATCCGCGCCAGTGTCAGTTGAGCCAAATGCGCTTGATGCCCAATCTTGATACTTCTTACTTGCGGCATCCCAGAGAGGCGAGACAATCGGCTTCAAGATGGGAGTAGCCGCTGCCAGACCTGCCAGAATCTTCGCCTCATTGCCGCGAGTTACGCCAGCTCCCTGCTGCACGACAGTTTCTTTGCTACTCGCCTTCGCACCTTCCGCAGCCACCTTCGCCATCAGATTCTCAACTGCCGCCTGCTGCCCCGAACTTGAGCGAAGTCCTGAGCTGCGATGAGATGCGATAATATCCCGAAGCCCTCCGGAACTCTTGAGCATATCTTGCATCAGAGCCTGCGCTTGCTCTGGGGTAACATTGTTACTGCGCGTGGTTGTATTCTTTGTTCCCCGAGCTGCCTGAATGGCAGAGAGTAGGGAGCTGATATCCTGAATGAAATTTGGTTCCGCCATCACATGGCTCCTATATAGAGAAGTTCAGAATCAGACATTGCGATACCTACCTTCTGGCCGCCTGTCACATTTGAGAGCACTCCCGCGAATGTGGAAGTGTAGTAGATTGTTCCGGGAATCAGGCCCACAAATAATCTGAGAACCTTAGCCTGTGCCTGTAACTTAACATACTCTCCAGCGGCCTTCTCTTCTAGGGCAATTAGCACTGTGGGGTAGATTGTTGGCTTCACGCACGGAGTCACGTCAGCTCCAGAGATCCCCATCGCCATGCCGATTGTGCAGGGAGCGAGAGTCTTTTTATACAAATATCCTGCCGCCCAAAGCTCAGCCTGCGAAAGCGACGAGAGATCAGCTTCCGTATACTGCACGCCGGCGATGTAATCATTCAGCTTCCCGTTGAGCTCCTTGATTGCATTGAACAGCTTCACGAACTCGTTGTAATTTGGGTTATCTGAAGATACCTCAGTCTGCCCTGTCGTGCCGGATTTTGAGAACCCCATCACGATCTCCCATGAATGTGATAGTGCAGCACGATCGTATTGAGCGAGAAATCTCCGCGCAAATGCACTGTGTGATTCGTGCCTACATTAGAAAAATACCAGCGCGCGCCCGTCTTGTGCCCTGTGGATACAGAGGAGTCAGTGAATCCATCAAGGGAGCTACGCACGGAGCAGAGTGCGGTGCCGAACATCTTATCCACATCAACAGAGTCGATAACTAGCATGCGCTGCCGAATGTGCTGATATTTCCCTAACGCAATCCGCCCAAGGCCGAAGTTGCCTGCCAGCCCTGACCTGCGCAAGACATTAACAGCTCCGCGCCGAGACACCGCAGCGAGGTTGTTGTAATAATCAATGATCTGCGAATGGGAGATTTTTAATCTGCCGGCTCTGCGAAGCCATGTGTCATACACATAGCACCACTGGTACTCGACTGCGCTCTGCTCCTTATATGACACGCAGAGGTATCTATCTAAGACAAGTGCAACTGAGGTAGTGACACCAAGAGGCCACTCTTCAGTAATGAGCTGGCCCGCAGAGTCCAGATAATCAATCACCTGCCCTTGGATTAAGTCCGTCAGCTCAGCCACAAAGGGTTTCGCGTCCGTATTTGTGATCTGCTGCAAGCCTGAGGTTGTGTATGCGTAATGTGAGTTTGAGTTCCAGTCAGGAACTACTTGCCGGATGTGAGAAATTCCTCCGGACGCCGAGATCTCTCGCAAAGTAAACGGCTCGTCTGAGCGAGCAGTGCTGAGAGCTGCAATCGCATTCTGCTCGCAGTAGATAATGAATCCCAGAGTGGTCGGCACGCACGCACGAATGCGCCCTCGCCCAGCCATGATTATGCCATTGCCGGCCCCGGTGATTTCAGACGGCACAAAGTCTAATGGATTCTCAAACGCACTCCAATAGATGGTGTCCGCATCCCACACAGCAAGGTAGTTGGTTGTGGAGAATACCCCCTGAATATCCACATCCTCCAATCCGGGAGTTCCCATCCCGGCGAAAGTAATCTCATTCGTAACTGCATCATATAGGTATAGCGTGCTTGCATCAGAGACTGCCACAATAATCTTATCGTTCATGGAGGCAGCAGTTACGAAGGAGTCCGCCGTAACTACAAACGTGTGGATTGACTTTTTCCACACGTGCAAATTTGGCGCCATGATATAAAGCGAGCCGGCGGAGGTGAGCGCAAAGTGCACCTGAGGCAAACTGGTAGAGGACGCCTTTGCTGTATTGATCAGCACCTCACCAACCTCTAACGCAAGTGGCTCGGGGGCTACTGGAACATAGCCAACTGAGTCAAATCCGTACGAAGTTGGCAGTACGTTCTCGACGTAGTAAACCTGAGGTGCAATGATGTCTCTCTCTTCACTTGGAGGAAGTTCAGCTTTCCGGGAAGAGAGAGACTCGTATTGCGGAGATACAACAGTGCTAGAAACTCTGCTAGCGCGTTGTGGCCACATCGCATTTGAGAGAGTGGCCCGGTAAGCTATTTGCGTCATTTGAATGGCCCTTGAAGGAACTTAGTCCAAGCTGCGTAAATGAGGAAACTAATGAGGCCGATCAGGCCCCACTTAGCAAGCTCGAATGTGAGCTTCTTGAAGAACTCGCCAATGTCACGATTCCGAGAGATTATGGATTCATGGTACAGGCGATGTCCTTCAGTGTCCCTGTTAGGAAATGCCTCTAGCAGCTTATCTAACAGCTGGCAGCTTTCCTTGTCTGAGCAGTTATTGGGGGGCTGAGGCTGCTGCGACATTCTCTGCCTCCTCTCTGTGCTTAGCTGCCAATTTCATGAGCGTCTCCATCAGGCGAACGGCCGGCTGTTCCGCAACGTATGAGGCCAACTGATTAAACACCTCAACCGGAATTACAATAGTATCAGGCGAGCTCATCGAATTATCCCCTTCCCTTTTAGTTCCATGGTCATATACCCAAATGCTTGATACAAAGTACGTAGCAAGCCGAAGAGTGTGGCGTTATCATTTGGCCAGCCTGAGAGACTTGCATCATAAGAAGCTCCAACAACAGTGCCCGATACCGTTCCCCAAGAGGAATATCCTGTGCCAAGATCAAACTTCTGGCTACTGGACATCTTAATTGCAACGCCGCCAGTAAAGCCACTCGCAGAAGAGAAGTCGATTCCACAACTTGCTGAGCTAGAGGCGACATTGATCGCAGGGCCTGCATAATCGCCAAGCACCTTCACAGCATTCGCTGCTTTCTGTCCAGAGAATGTGTTAGTTCCTGAGTTGCTAATGAGCAGCCCCTCATTCTGGAATGCTGTGAGAGAGATTCCAGTCTCCCACCACACATTGTCTTGCCCAAAGATCTTCAGGCCTGCCTTTGCTCTTGCGTTAGCAGAAGCCGTTCCTGTGAGATTCTTCTTGGAGTCTCCACAAGCAATCAACGCACCGTTCGCATTCGCCTGAACTCCTGACACCCAGACATCAATCTTCTCTCCGCACAAGGGGCGTGCAATTTCGCCGCCGAAAGTGTTATCGAAGACTTGCGTGATATGTCCCCAGACTCCGCCTATCGGCCCGGGAGATCCGCTAAGTCCGGTAGCGGTATTTGCCACCTGAGTGAAGCTGCCTGCAACTCCGCAGCTCGCATCAAGGGAATTGTTATATCCAAGCGCAGAGATGATTGCCTCAGAGGACGCGGAAACTGTTCCTGAGTGGGCGATTGCGGCTAGTGTGGAATTAACTGCGCCAGTTGTGCCAACTTGGGAAGATGCACTAGCATCCCTTACTGCCACCAGAGACGCCTGCCCGCTGTTGATTCCTGCGGAGTTCTGAGCGATGGCAATTCCATCTGTCAACTTCAATCCCTGAGTTGCTACGACATCAGGAGTTCCCGGAACTTTCTTATACGAGAGAGTTCCGACCTGCCCCGGAACTGCCTCTGATCCAGTAGCACTTGCATATCCTAAAAGGCTCTCGGCGCTCCAAATTACTTGCACATCTTCAAATGCAATGCTCCAAGTAACTCCGGTGTCAGCAAATACCTGCCCGATGACAAGCCCTGTCTTTGTTGGATCAAAGACCTCATTCGTGTCAAGCACATGCCCAGAGTCCAATCCAAGATCCCACTGCGCAGTTGCTGTGTTATATTTCCACACCGCGTACCGCAGATACCTCTGCGCATCTGCTGCGACAAGGCTCTCAATCCACATGCGATATCGTTTGCCATCTTCGACTACAAACGCGCTGGAAGTTCCATGCTCGAAAAATACTCGATTGCTCGTGCCCACCCCATTGAACCAAGATTCTGGATAAAATGCTGCTGGGTGGCTCAGGAGTGCGCCGAAGATTGCCCCCTGCCCACGAACTTGAAGTCCTGCAAGCGCCATATCTTGGCGAAGTACAATCGCCGTGTGAGAGGCAGTTTGCGTGGTGAAATAATTAGATGCAGTAAACTCAAAGCTCACCGCCATACATCCAGCGCCGGCTGCAAATGTGCTGGATGGAGTATCGCCGTAATCAATTCTCCCATTTGGGGTGGTGTTGGAGAGAGTCAGATTGCCGATGGAGGTAACAATCGGAGCCCCAGCTCCGCCACCAGTCACTTCTGTCATCACAGCTGCAAGTTTATTTGTCGCTACCATATTAGAAGAACTCCACAATAGTGAAATGCCCGATTAGCCCGCCGGGTGTGGTGGCAGAGGCTCTATTAACAACGCGCAGGTTCGTACTTGATGTGAGATATCCACGCAGCATGCGACCAGTGGTATTGGCTTCGTTGTTCTCTCCACCGCCAGAATATCCCCGGAACTCGACAATCGTTTTGCTAAGGTCGATAGCTGTGATCGCAGTATCGACGAAATTCCCTTGAGCCTTAGATGCCATTGTTACTGCCACTTGCTGAATTGACTTAATCGGTACAGCGTATTCAACCAATTCCCACCCTGCGGTTACGGCAGCGCCCATTAGCGCGCTGCCCATTGCGTTGAGCATTGATACGGTAGTGGAATTCGTAAGTTCCACTCTAGCGCTGAAGTTGACGCCATATAGCCCTGCAACAAGATCAGTTATCCGTATGACGGAGCGCGTCGTATCTACCGCGGTCACCGTTGCTGTTGCAGGGTAGGCTGTACTTGAAATCGTCCCCCGCTGAACGCTCTTGATTGCAGCGCCGCTCCCTAGGAATGTGGATGCGTTACTCATGACAGCCTCCAATCACCTGACGCAGATAGATACTCGAACAGGTACTTTCGGTTCGCTATATCTAGCGTCATGTCCTGCGCCAGCCCCATGATCGTCTTCCCATTGCGCTCGACAACCGTAGTTAACAGGCTGCCGGTATTGTAGATAATCACCTCATCACCATTGACAGGCGCAGCAGGAAGCGTAAGCGTAAGCGCCCCAGCGCTGTATGAGTACCTTGCATTCGATGCGAGCGTGGTGTTAGCTGTGAGATGCGCAGGTGCCGCAAGCCCGCCGGGAATGGTAACTACAACCGCACCAGCCACATTCGCAACATTTACGCCAGCGCCAACAAAGTTAATTGTGTCAGTGCCCGCTACCGGAGATCCATCATCTTGGAATCTTAGCGCAGCTTGCACATCCTCTGCATTCGCAGAGACTATCGTCCCCAATCCGAGGATCGAGTGCATCCCCTCAATATCCGAGGAAGCGATCAGAAGCTGCCCCAACGGGCTGGCGCTCAAAGTACTCTGAGGAACTTCGATCTCTGATTTGCCTCTCGCAGCTACATGTACTTTCAGGCCGGGAGGCAAATCAGCAGCAAAAGTAAGCCTGCGCTCTGCCACCACATAACCAAAGTTATCTGGAGATGTTTGAATCAGGCCATCAACGTCCACAGTGAGTTCCGCAACTGTAGGGAACGCCACGGTTGGAAGAATAAATGAAGGACCATCCTCTGAATTAAATGTGAAGTTCTGCGCATCCGTGGCGCGCACAATCTTCTGAACTGCCGAGCCTGCGGCCCACACATTAGTTGACATAATCCAACCCCTCGAAGATATTGGTTACTAGCGACTGCATTTGCGCTTGCGCTTCCCTTGCCTGATACGCAGCTTCCTCAGCAAATCCAATGCGCCTAAGAACAAACGCAGCGGCCGCGTGGATGATAGCAAAAGGAAACTCTCTTGCGATCCACGAGTCGTAACCAGCCTCTGTTACGTCAGGAATAACATACGCGCCCATGAGGAATTGGTCAGTCTCTTGCGCTGTGCGAATTTGCACAGTATCCCCTGCTAGGTAATACACATTCGTGCGCTCAAGTCCGTATCCATCCTTAGTGGCGAATGGAGAGATTGAGCGGATATGATCTCCCGGAGTTGAGTCTGCGTAATTCCTGATATACGCAAATCGCCTGAACCGAGGAAATCTATCTAAGTACATCAGAGAGTGCACATAATCAACCACCGGCATAGCGATCGCGCGCTCGACAATATCTTTAGGATAATCCTCAGATGTGTGCGCCGCAATTGTTGCTGAGCGAATGCCGGAAAGCGCAACTGTGGGCAAATCCGGACGGTTCGTGATGTCATGCACTGCGAGGACTAATTCAGCTAGCGTCATGGAAATGCCCACCTTTCAGAAGGTTATTTGGATGCAGCTGCCGGCGCTTGTTTCGTGCCAGCGTTTGCGGCCTCAAGAGCAGCTTCCAATGCAGCGACCTTATCTTTCAGATTCACGACTTGGCCTTCTTGCGGAAGAAGCTCAATCTCGTCAATCTCGTTCTGCTGCGGATCAATCCAGACGCGCCCAGAGCAAGAGAATTCAGCCATGAAGGCATCTCGCGCAGCCGCAGTTCCGAAGAGAATCCAGTTATTCTGTGATGTAAATTCGCCATAGTGGCCTGCGGCATCAGCGCAGCGAACAGCAAGTTTCTTGGCCATGATATTGGTTCCTTAGATTAGAGAATAGGAACCTCTCAATCGAGAGGTTCCTATAATGGTGAGATGAGATTACGCAGCTGCCGTGAAGTTGTAAAGCACAGCGTTTGCAGGAACGTTCTTGCTCAAGCAAGTCATTTCAGTGGTGAACGTGCCACCGCTGGAATCAGCGCCGTTGTCAGGAACGTGGTTAACTTCATTGCCGCCAGCATCAAACTGCTGAACCAGCGTCTTGGTGCCGCCAAGATAACCAACACTGAATGCAGCAGGATCAACGCAAAGCGCCATCTTGCTCCAGTCGCTGTTGGTGTTGAACAACGGGTGCTCAACCAAACGCAGAACGCCACGCGGGAACTTGACTGTGGAGAACTGCAAGCCGTAGCTGTTAGTTTCCGGCATCAGTTGGTACGTGCCAACTTTGCGCCCGATAGCGTGAATCACGTTGATTGCAGTTGCGCCGCAGAACAGAACACGCGAACCATCACCGCCGCCACCACCATAAGATACCTGATTGAATACAGGATCAATCGCAGCCAACAGCTGATCATACGTAGTTGTTGCGCCGAGAGTAGTGGTGTTAGTTGCAGCGTAGCTTGGCGGGTAATACGCCAGCGTGCCGATCATGGAAATAAGACCCTCCATCGTGCGGATTGGCTGACCGTTGCGAGTGCCAGCAAATTTCTGCCCGAAGATCAGCGCCGTCTCAATGTTCGTGGCGTGCATATCAATTGCATCTGCACGGCACTCAGAGAGAGAATCGCCACCGGCAACTTTAGCTACGAGAGCTGCGGTACGAGTTTGAATCCACGAGTTGCGGAAGATCTGCGTGTAGTTCTTGATCAACGTCGGCGTGATAGACAGAGCAGACGGACGCTGCGAACCTTCCTCGAATGCAGTGCCAACTTGGTACAGTTTCGTGGTGTTACCAATTGCAGCACCGGCAATCGAGCCGAAAGCGCGCACAACAGTCAAGGAAGTTCCGTTAGGAACTGCTGTAACCAGAACATGCTCGCCAGTTGCGGCGCTACGAAGGATCGTATTCGGCAGAATCTGCGAAGAATCGGCAACTGTGAGGGCGGTAGCTACGCCGTCAGCGACCGCTGCGTTCAAAGTCACGCTCGGAAAGATCATTGCCTTTGACCAGTAGCCGTGCTCGGTATTTACAACACCGGGCTCGTCCTTGATCATAGAGGTCATTGCGAACAACTGGGCATTACCTCCGCCCGGCTTGAACTTCGTCAGCATCGCTGCGAAAGATTTTTGTGCGAAATCGGCAGGCAGTGAAGCGGTACCGAACAAACCATTTACGATGGCCATAACTTACTCCTTAATTGTCGAGAAAAGATGTCCAATCAATTTGATCGGGCGATTGTTTTGCTTTCGCTGGGGTTGCGGGTTTGTTAATCCCACCGAAAGCGTTCTGCAAATATTCCTTGGTTGCTTCAACCAGTTCTTGTTGAGAAGCTCCCGGGAATTGAGTTTGAAGCTGCGCCATCACTGCCTTAGCAACAGGCGCGACTGCGGGCTTCTGTAAAATGTCATTCTGTGCGAAGAGGGAATCAGCGGCTTGGTGGGATTTGAGCACATTGGGGAGATCTGCGTCGAAGCCAGACTTGAACTTACCAAGGCCAGTATTGACGAAGTTTCCTGACTGCATTGCAGAGGCTGCAAAGACAGACTGCCCGAGGGTGTTGAGAAGCTCGATAACAGCTTTCGCTGCACCTTCTCCACCGCCTGCAATAGCAGACTGATGCTCTGGAGTTACAAGAGAACCGAAGTTCAGGTTCTTTGCTTGCGATTGGATATCCTCAGGTTTCAGGGAAAGATACGATGAACCGGAGGCGCTTGCTGCGGAGGGATTCTTTGCCCAGATATCACCAAGCGCATCCAGAGGATTAACTTCTGCGGCGCCTGCGGTGGTAGCTGCTGCGTGTGGGGTATTTGCAGCATTATTAGGTATCGGCTCTTCTACCTTAGTTGGGGCAGAAGTTTGCGGGCCGAATTTTGCTGCAAGAGATGCGAGGATGGACATTTGGAATTACTCCTGAGAGAGAATGAAATCAATGATGGATACTTGACCTTGCATGTGCGCACGCTCAATTGCGAACTGTACAGGGTCTTGGATTGGATTGACAAATGCCACCTCAAGAATATCTTGCTTGAGCATCTTGAGAGTGGCAACTTGATCGAGCGTAAGATTATTCTTGAACGCCCTCTGGAGAAGTTCCTCCATCGTCGCCGGGGTTTGTGCCGCTTGGCTCATCTGGCTTTACTCCGTAGTCTTGTGGTTTGGGTTGTGGGATGCTGAATTGCTGCTGTTTCTCCATTGCAAACTGAGCGAGCTGACTCCATTGCTGAAGAGCTTGCTCATAATTTCTTTGTTCTTGCGACTTGCGGAACTCGTCAATCTCAGCGCCGCGCAGGTGCATGAGATATGCAAAGATGTCACCTACATTGTATTCTGCTGCGAGACTCGGAAGTGCTTGTAGAGTCTGGAATGCAACTGCTGTGGATTCAGTGTCCATCAGTTTATCAGATGGGATCAGGCCATCTGAGATCTTGAATGTGAGAGCTGCGTTACGAATGGACTCTGGATTGATTGCGAGAGAGCGCTTTCTATCTACTGATGGAACTGCGCGCGGCTTCTGGAATTGCACAATGTTCGCAAGAACAATCTCCTTGAGGGGAGTGAAGAAGCGAGCTTCAAAGTGCATTGCCATGACTTGATCGCGGCCATTCGCATTTCCCATCACAGTATCGAACTCTTGCTTAGTTTTATTCCCCTTCACGAACTGCCCAGAACGCACTGGATTCTGGCCTGTGATCTGATCCGCGAAGGATGCGAAAAGAGGAAGCTCAGAAAGAGAGGATGCAAGAGAGTCGTTAAAGGGGATTGGGAAATACGCTTGAGATGGAACTGTATTCAGCGTGGCAGATGGGCGAAGTGGAATCTTCGCAACTGCGGAGTCCTCCATAAGATGCGCTGAATCGATCAGACGCGGATTATAGATTGCGCGATCTGCAACAGCACGACGCCGCCCTTGGATTGCTGAATTTATCAGGCTCGTGACGCAGGATTGAATCGGCACGAGATCTTCTGCTGTGGAGCGAGTTTGCAGGCCCTTTCCAAATTCCTTCGCTTGACACAAAAGAACTGGAATGCGGTTGTGCATGTTCGTCATGCGCTCCGCATAGATCAGCACATCATTGTTGATTGTGATGAACTTCCAGATTTGCGGAGTATTGGGAGAATCCGTGTTCGTGATGCCCAGATCTGCTGGGCAAATGCGCCCATAGACTGTGAATTTCTCGTAGGAATCAGAGAAGCGGAACTTGTTAGATGCAGCTGTTGTGGCGCCGTCCGAGAGTCCTGCAATCTGGAGCCAATCAATATCTCCCTTAAGCCCGAGATCAGTGAAGAACTCAGGATTGATATCAGGAACGTAGTAGCGATTGGAGGCTGCGTTGCTTTCGCGTGCGCGCACATCATTAGGAAGTTTCCCAGATTCTGGAAGCTCTCGAAGGAGAGTATTCAGAGCTACGCGAGAGATGCACTCAATATACGCAGCGTACTCTCCTTTCGTAGAGACTTCATGCGGCTGGACTCGCGTATCCCATGTAGTGTTATACATATCCAGATGGCGCAGTGCATTTCCACTCCAATTGTAGCTATTGGTGGTGAATCCGGCGGCGTTATCGGGAGTTTGTTTAATGCCATACGTGGCGCGATTTTCCCAGCTTACCTCAGCGGCGGCAATGTTATATTGGAAAGAGTCCCGGAAGTATTTAATGATCTCCGCAACCCAACCTCCATGCACTGCATTCTCTTCCAAGAGCGCAGTGACTTGCTCAGCAGCTTCAGCAGATCCGGGCTCTCCAAGGACTTCCATCATCGGAGATCCAGTTAAGAACACTGATGCCTGATACGTGACTGCATTCTCAATCTTAGGAGAAATCACCGGCGCGATGATATTACGAAACTTAGTGGGGTCTCCAGAGAGATTATGAAGTTTCGTCATGCGGGTATCTGTGGAAGTATCCAGCTCCCGCGCTGTGATCTTATCGATCTCACGGAAGCGACTGCGGAGAGTCTCACGAAGTGGTGTGCTCTTTGTCGCTTCCTTGCAGAATCCCAGAATCTTGGCCTGAGCGTCTTTTGTAATCATTACTGTTGCCATTGCAATTCCTTTGTATTAAGTGAAGCCGTCTGTGATCAGACGCCCGGGAGTCTCAGTGGAAATAAGGACATCTGGCGGCATCAAATCTCCGCCAGCAATCTCAATCAATTTAGGTGCCATCTTGCACACATCTAGGATATCATCCACATTATCTGTGCGAGTTGGATCGAATGAGAGGATCTGATTATGAACTTGCGCTCGCACGCGGGGATGCACAAATGCTTCTCCCGCACGATAGATCTGAAGCCACTTGATGATTCCAAGCTCTTTCTTCAGGCGCCCAGAGGGGACCTCGAAAAATCTCATGCCTGTGATACCAAGTTCATTGATGAAATGCTCAATCCAGAATAGGAGGGAGGATTGATACGCAACAGATTCAACACCAATTGCATAGCAGCCATGCTCCATTGCAAGCTCAATTGCAGTCTTAACTTGCTCTCCCGGAGACATTACATCTGAGCGAATATCATGAAGAATTGGAATTGCAGGATCCACGCACTCGAAATATCCGATTGCGGTATCATCAGATTTCTGCTTGCGCCCAGCTGGATCAATGATTACAAATTTGTATAGAGCCACATCATGATCCGAATATGGATAAGCTGGCAGTTTGTCCAAATCAATGAGCACGTTTCTGGCAGCCGACTCATCGTTGAGAACTTCTGCAGCAAAAATCTCAGGATGGCCTGCATCTCTATCTGCCTTATATTCTTCTATTAGTTGGGCAGCTGGCTGAAGATCCTCCCAGAGAGAGGTGCCATCTGATTGTAATCCAGCAGCAATAAATTTAATCCAATTAGGGTCCTTGTTAATCCACTTGAGAATTGAAAAGGGGGTGGGATACATGTTCGCCACAAAGATCATCATGGCGCCGAAAGGAGACTTCGCTTTACCGAGGGTGCCTAGGATCCAGCGATAGAGCTCTTGGGAGAGCTTCTCTGAATCCGCATCTTCCCGAGTTTGCGCATCTTCTAGGATGATCACATCCGGGCGCTGATGTTTCACGTTCAGGCCGCGCGCTGTTCCTCCAGTTCCTACACCCTTCAGAATGATGCTACGGCCTCGGAATGTGAATTTCGTGTAATTCTCAGTGTTCTTTTCTGCGAATGCCGTCCAATCTCCGAAGATTGTGCGGATATTATCATGCGAGAGCATGTCCTTCACGTCAGCTAGGAAGTTATTAGCGTGCTCCGCTGTAGCTGACACAACTAAGATGAACTGCTTTCGGGAGAATAGTATAATCCACACTACGAAGAGCTTCATTAGGGTAGTTTTTGCGAACCCTCGCGGAAGCCCTAATCCAAGTTTTGGGAATGTGCGCGGCTGATCCTTCTCGATCAGCCAACTCCACACCGCCAGCAGAATCGGAGGAAACGGAAACTGATACACTTCCGGCATCACTACTTGGGCCAGCATGTTCAGGTCCGACTTCATCGCACTTGTTAACTCTTCCGCCTTCGCGGAGATGTATTGCGTCTCGTTTGACATCAGCCGATATCCTCTTGAGGGTTGCTAAGGAGGTTTGGCGCTTGGCTGGCTCTTTCTGAGCTAATCGCGGAATTTTGAACATCTTGGGTCATCCTTTCTAGCGCAGCTACCTGAAGCGGAATCAAGGGAGTCTGGCCGATCTGTACTACTTGGTTATTGGCTTGGTTAATTATGAGGGGATTCTGAGCGCCGGAAGGCAAAACAATTGTAACAATTGGCGCACCTTGGAGAGAGGATGCCGAGAGATCTGCTGGAGCTGTGCGTCGCTTCGCTGAATTCACAATCTGCAAGACCCTTGCAATCTCTCCGGGCTTGTGAAGATACGGGATTGTTTCATCAAGCCGAGAGATCAGGCGATCTTCCACAGCGTCTAGTTTATTATCTCTTGAGATCGCGGCTGTTTGTTTCGAGAGGCGAGCAGCCCGGATCTCTTCCGCATGTGCTGCGGAGATCTGGGAAATATATGAGGGATCACATCCTAGGGTGGATGCAATAAGGGCGGGAGAGATATTCTCTGTGAGGAGAGAAATGATCTGAGATGCGAGAGTGGAGGACATGGGAGGGAAACTCCGTGAGGGGGAATGCAGGAGAGTATGATAAGATGTGGGGGATAGAGGATATTATTTAGGGGAGAAAAAATTGCGTAAAAAATTCTCTCTAAAAATTTACAAAATTATTTTTTTTTGCGTAAAAAATTTACAAAATTATTTTTTGCTGCTTTAGATAGAGAGGCCAGCGTCGCGCGAAAAAGGCCTCCACCCCCTCCCACCTGCTGCGCAGCATGCTGCATAGTTGCATAGCTTCATAGCTATGTAGTTATGAAGGCATGCGCTCAGGAAAAAAATTGCAGAGATGGGAGAAATATTTCTAAAATGGGGTTGTGCGAAAAGAAAAAATGGTCTAGTATCTTAGTCATGGTTGATTGATTGATATAGGAGATGAATGATGTTTGGCAAAATGGCGCTCGAAACTAGGTTGGTTGTGATTGACACGCACGCCATCGAAACTGACGTGCGTGATGGCAGGTTGTTCGCAGCCGAGGTTACTTGCAAGGATGGCGTGGCCAGCACAGTCTGGATTGATGTGACTGACTGGAGCCGCGCAGAGTTATTTGCGTGGCTTGGATATTGAGAAGTGAATTGATACGGGAGATGAATGATGAATAAGGTACTAGTAGTTCTGGACGTAATCTTCTGGACTGTGATCTGGTCCGGCGTGCTGGTGATGGCCCTGTATCTGAAAACTCTCTAGTAAGTAGGAAACTCTGCAAGCGCCTGACACCGGGCGCTTGTGGGGCAATCTTGCCCAATTAGATAGGAGAAATAATCATGAATACAAATTCTTTCGATGCGCGCACGACAATCTACGCAACAAGTGAAGTGCTTGAGGCGGGAGTGGGCGAGGTGGTGCTGCTGGCGAAAGGCTCTGCGAGCGCTGGAAGAGAGGGTAGGCAGGTGAGAATTCCCACATTCAATCTGGGAGAGGTTCCGGCGGAATTCCATAGCATCTTGAGTGATGCACTTTGGGAGCAGGCGAAAGAGACCTTGAGGCAGCAAAGCGCAGAGACTCGCAGCGTGGCGGTGGCGGAATTCTCTGCAACTGCGTTGGCGGCAGCGTATGAAGCTGCGCATCGCAAGATTGACTGGAGTCTAGAGCTTGGACGGCTGGAGTCCCTGCTAATGGAATATCAGATCGGGCTGGGGGTTCCGGAAAAAGCTGCGCGAGTGCGCGCGCGCGAGCGCTTAATGGGCGCGAAGATGCTGCGCTCGGCTGTGGATGCGGGAGAAAGTCTCAGCGTAAGCATTAAGAATAGCTTGGTTCTGGCAACTGAGAAGCTGCTAGGCTGGAGTGCGCTTCCTGATTGGGCACCGGCTTCGCTGGAAATATGGATCGATATGCTAGCGCGAGTAAATGTGCATGCAGAGGATATTGTTTAACTAGAAAAGGGGAATGGCATAAGGGCATTGAGGCATAAGGGCACTATGGCACTGTGGCACTGTGGCATATGCCGGAATGCCTTTGTGCCTTTGTGCCTCACTGCCAACCCCCTACCCCCTCCCGGAC